TGGCAATCACGCAGCTGTACGGCGTGGCCTTCCCGATCATCGAGAACCTGATGTTCGGCAAATCTCAGCCCGCCGCCAAAGTCCGAAAGAAGTCCGATGCGTGAAATGAAATTGATTTCACTCGAAACGCGTGAGGCCCAGACCCGTGACTTGCTCGATTGCGAAGTGCGCTTTGCCGCGCCAGAGGATGACGGCACCATTGTGGGCATGGCCGTCCGCTTTGACGTGGTGGACAGCTACGGCACCACCTTCGACCGACGTGCGTTTGCATGGGATGGGAAGAGCCTTCCGATGCTCTGGAGCCACAACGCTTCCGAAGTCGTCGGATCAATCCGTTCCGTCACAGTAGAGAATGACGGTCTCAAAATCAGGGGCAAGCTCAACCTCGAAGTTCAACGGGCTCGTGAAGTCCGCGCCATGCTCATCGCTGGAGACATATCCGGCCTATCCATCGGTTTCCGTCGTTTGAAGGACGAGGCCCGATCCGGTGGCATCCGACACATCACCCAAGCCAGACTTCAAGAGGTTTCGTTCGTTGCACTGCCGTCAGTTCCCGGCAGCGGCGTGACCTCTGTTCGCATCCACAATCCAGAAACCGGCCACGCGAGCGCCGCGGCCTTTGTCGAAGCTTGCCGCAAGGCCACGCGCTCTCTCGAAAGGAAATGACAATGAAGCATGAACGCATCGAAACACGTTCGGCGCTGGAAATTCGCAGTGAGCCGGACAGCAACGACCCACTGGCCGTCGCAACCGCAGCAGTCGAAGAACTTCGCACCGCTGCCGAACAGCGTCACACGGCCCACGCCAATGAAGTGCGGGCGCTGACCGACCGGCTGGCCGCGATGGAAACGCGCCTCAATCGCCCGAATGCCGGTCAGCAGCAGGAACAGACCGATGAGACCGCCGCCACCGAGCGCCGCGCCTTCATCAACTATCTGCGCCGGGGCAGCCAGACCAGCGAGACAGAGCTTCGTGCTCTGACCGTCGCAAACGATCAGCAGGCTGGATACCTGGCCCCCGCTGAAGTCTCCACGGAAATCCTCCGCGAAATCACCGAGTTCTCGCCCATTCGCCAGTACGCGACCGTCCGCCAGACCACGGCACCGAGTGTCAAGTACCCGAAGCGCACCGGCATCACGAACGCCAAGTGGGAAGGTGAGATCGAAGAAGCCGAAGAAAGCGCGGTTAGCTTCGGTCAGACTGAGATCGTCGCCAAGCGCCTCACCACCTACGTCGATATTTCCAACTCGCTCCTCATGGGCAGCGATGGAACGGCAGAGGCTGAGGTGCGTCTCGCCTATGCTGAAGATTTCGGGAAGAAGGAAAGCACGGCATTCGTTCTCGGTGATGGCTTCAAGCAGCCGGAAGGCATCCTGACCTCTGCTGCCGTTCCGTACTTCGCCAACGGCCACGCCACGAACCTGTCCGTGGATGCCCTCATCGGCCTGATGTACTCGCTTCCGGCGCAGTACCGTAACCGGGGCGTCTGGGTGCTTAACGGCACGTCACTCGCCACCATCCGCAAGATGAAGGACACGTCTGGTCAATACCTCTGGCAGCCGGCTTTGCAGGCCGGTGCCCCCGAGACGCTGCTGGGACGCCCGATTGCTGAAGCCATCGACATGCCCGACGCAACAGCCAACGCCTTCCCCATCGCCTTCGGTGATCTGGCCACGGCTTACCGCATCGTGGACCGGCAGGCCCTTGGCGTCCTGTCCGATCCGTACACTCAGGCAACCCGCGCAATCACCCGAATGCACGGCACTCGCTGGGTCGGCGGCGGCGTCGTTCAGCCTGCCGCGATCAAGAAACTCAAGATGGCAACATCCTAAGCGCGGACCTCACCCGAAACTAAACAGGAGAATAATCTCATGCGCGACATCATCTCCCATATCGGGCTGGTCAACGTCATCACGCCCGCCGTCCTCGCCGCCGACACCACGTCTGAAGTCTTCGACCTCGCCGGGTTCGGCTCCGCTGCACTGCTGATCCACGTCGGTGCCGGCGGCATCACGTTCAACGGCACGAACAAGGTCGAATCCAAGCTGAGCCACAGCGAGGATGACGTGACCTATGAGCCGGTGAGCGCCGACGACGTGCAGGGCGTGGACACGGTGGACGCGGGCGGCATCGTCTATGCCCTCAAGACCGCGCACGCTGACCCGACCATCACCAAAGTCGGTTACATCGGCAATCGCCGTTACCTCAAGCTGCTGGCGGACTTCAGCGGCACCCATGGCACCGGCACTCCCATCGCTGTCACCCTCATCAAGGGCAACGCCCGCCACGAACCGGTGGCCTGACCCAACAGCGGGCGGTGAGTGCCGCCCGTCATCCTGTTTCCATCTGAAAGGCAAACGCCATGCTTACTACAGCCGCAGGAACCGTGGTCTCCATCGGTACCGCAGACACCGCCGCCACTCTCATCGAGTTTCAAGCCGATACCTACGTTCCGGTAGCCAATATTTCAGACGTGGGAGAGGCGGGAAGCGAAGCCGAGATCGTCGTCGGCAAGTACGTTGACCAGACCTATGCCCGCAAGATCAAAGGCAGCCGCGACAACGGCACCATGGAATTGACCGTGGGCCGTGACAGCAGCGATCCCGGCTATCAGGCCCTCATCGCTGCCGAAAAAACGGACGCCATCTACAATTTCAAAGTCGAGCTTTCCGACAAGCCTTCGACCGGTGCCAGCCCGAAGAACTCGTCCTTTTACTTCGCCGCCTTGGTGGCGAGCGCCCGCAACGCATTTGGCGAAGCCGATAACATCGTTTCCACGACGTTCAGCCTCGCCATTTCCGGCCCCATCTTCGAAGTCGCGGCTTCGGCCACGTAAGGGGGATGAGGCATGCGGCTCGCGGATGACATCTGCATCGCTATCGCAGGGGAGGAAATCCTCCTCCGCCCTTCCTTGCGGTGCGCAATCCGGCTGGAGCGCCGGGAAGGCTCTTTCCAGAAGCTTCTGAAGGAAGTCATGGATGGAAGCCTGACCGCCGCTTGCGATGTCATCCGCGACCACACCGACCTTGATTTCCTTGAGAACCGGGTGCTGGACGTGCTGCCCGATCTCAAGGCACCGCTTCTGCAATACATCATGGCATGCGCAGGCGTAGACCGGGACGACGCCCCTGCCAAGGCCAGCAAGGGCGGCAAGCCTGCGAAGTCGGTCCCGTTCCGCGAATATCTGCAGCAGCAATATAAGCTCGCCACCGGCTGGCTGGGCTGGTCTCCTGAAACCGCGCTGGACGCGACCCCGGCTGAAATCCAGCTCGCCTATGAGGGCCGGCTGGACATGCTCAAGGCGATATACGGCAACGCCGAAGCCAAACCTTCCCCGGATGCTGACATGCCGCTGGGGGCAAAATTCAAGACGATCTTCGGCGGCATCGGCACCGTGAAGGAGGCAGCATGACCAGCCTGTCCATAATCCTCCGCGCCATCATGAAAGAGGAACGCGTGTCGCAGCGCATGCTTGCGGAAGCGTCCGGGATATCCCGCTCGACCATCAAACGGTTCCTTTCCGGGGACAGCTCCACGTACGCGCATCACGTCGAAACGCTTCTGGAAACGCTGGGGTACTCCGTCGTTACGCTCAGGACCGGTCCGCTTTCGCCCAAGCTCGCCCGCAAGCCACGCCTGCCGAAACGCGAGCCGGTCCTGAAAAGGCTCATCAAAGCAGCCGGCTGCCATAGGAGGGGCTGATGCCCTACCGTGCACCGTCCATCCGCGCTTGTGGCTGTGTCGTGCCAAGCGGGCAACGCTGTGAGCATGCCATCGCACGGGACCGCGAGCGCAAAGCCCGTTTCGACCAGCAGCGTCCCACAGCCCGCCAGCGAGGCTATGACAGCAAATGGGACAGCGCCCGCAAAGGCTTCCTCGCCAAGCATCCCCGGTGCAGCCGTTGCGAGGCACCCGCCACTGTAGTGGACCACAAAACCCCGCATCGTGGCGACCGAAAGCTATTCTGGGACAAGACCAACTGGCAGCCGCTATGCGCCCATCATCATAACAGCGGGAAGCAGTCAGAGGAGAAACGGTCATGAGTGGTGCCGATATCCGATCCGCTCCAAACGTCGCATTCATCAAGCCAGCGAAGCGCTATCTGTACAAAGGGCAGTGGCTATCCGTTCTTGAGCTGTCGCAGCTCACGGGTATTCCGCGCCCGACCATCTATGCACGTCTGCGCCGTGGTCAGCCCTTTGACGTTGCGGGGAAGTCGGGACGCGAGCCGAGGCGATACCTGTTCCGTGGGAAGATGATGTCCGCGCCCGAGATCGCGCAGCTCATCGGGATGGACAAGTCCACCGTCTATGACCGCGTTTGCGGGAACCGAGTGCTTGAAGGCGATGAGCTGCATAACCCGCATTTCACGCGGGAACAGCCTGCCCACGCCCATCTCATCACCTATGCCGGCAAGAGCCTCAACTTATGCCAGTGGGCACGTGAGCTTGATATCCCGCTCCCGACCCTCCGTTCCCGCCTTCGCCTTGGCTGGTCCATGGAACGCATTGTGAATGAGCCGGTGATGCACCCCAGCATTCGGGGGACAATTCTCCGCAACAGGAAGACCATCGCATATCTAACCATGACCTTCCGCAGAGCACGTAACCAGCAGCTCATCCAGAAGATAACCAACGTCTTCCACTCCCATACCCCCGGGTACCTCCAGACTTTCACCGATAGCCAAGGGACCGGCGTGGGTAGAAGCGCGCGCCATTTGGATCAGGAGATCAGCCTATGACCGTCGTTTCCGTAGCGGATGCCAAGGCACATTTGAACATCACCGACGACGCCGACGACACCCTTATTGCAGGGAAGATCGCCGCCGCCGAAGCTTGGATCGGGAAATTCATCGGCACCCCGTTGGATGATGTCATTGCCTTCCCCGATGGCACTCCCGATCCGTTGAAAGAGGCCGTGCGGCAGCTCGTGGGGCACCTCTATGAAAACCGGGAAGCCTCCATCGTCGCCGTGAGCGCGGAGATGCTGCCGCTGGGGATGCATGACCTGATGGCACCGTACCGGGAATGGAGCTTCTGACCATGAGCAACCAGACCCGAAAGCTCAGCCGGCGGCTGGAGGCCATCCCTAAGGC